TGTTTAATGGATAGTGCACCCCGACGAATTAACGTCAGGGCGCCCTCCCTACCACAAATGGGTAAGAAAGACTTGAGCAAGGCGGGGCCGGGCAATATTGTCCGGCTGCTCGATGAACTCTTATCACACCGTTCGCCAGAGGGCCTGGCGTCGTCTGATTCCTGGCGTTTAGTAGGAATCGACGGTGTGGGGGCAAACGATTTTCAGAGAGTTAGGCAGACCCTTGCTTTTTCAAGGGCATACTTAGATGTGGTGCTTGACCACCTCCCTAACTTCTGTCGTTTGCCTTGGGAAAGTCAAACCTCAATCATCAGGATTTCTTATTCTTGGCACAATTTTGAAAAGTGCGCGAAGTGGGTTACTTGTGCTCCCATTGCTCGATATCTCAAGCAAGAGCTCCCACCATGTCCTGATGATTCTCTCCGGATTATTCCCTTTTCAGGGAAAGCTTCGCAGTTCCTCAGAAATTTGATGAATTCAAAATCTAAGAGGAATCTTCACCTTTGGAATTCTATCCTACAAGGTGTTAAGCGAGGCTGTTTACCCCCCTCAGAAACCATGGTCAAGAAACAACTTTTGTCCCATGGTGATGGTCTGAGCAAACCTGCTCCAGACTTCAAGATAGACTTGAAACCACATCTGAGACGTATCCTTTCTGACCTGAGGTCTTTCCGGGTTGGAAGTGTAATGAAGGATACTGGGGGTGCAAGTTACAAAACACTCCGCTCTTTAGGCGGTAAATGGGAGGAGGTTATACGAGAGTATAACCTTGGTAAGAGGTCAGATTTGTTTTCTGAGCCCATTCTGGACGACCAGCTCTATTATGTACGACCTGACGGTCGTGAGCTTCATGGGCGTCTCCTCCCTTCATGGCATGATGTACGGGCCATGGTAACTTGCGATCCGGATGTAGTGAGAGCAGTTGGATTACTCGAGGCTTTAAAAGTGCGCGTTATCACCACTGGTGATGCGAAAAAGTCCATTTTTATGGAACAACCACGCCGTGCACTTCATGATTTTCTTAGGAAAATCCGACCGTTGGTTTTGATCGGTCGCCCTCGAGTTCAGATCGGGGATTTGGAGGAGATGAGAGAGAAGGAAGCCAAGCTTGGGGCCTTTAAAAAAGAGCCTCCTAGTTGGGTCTCCGGCGACTATTCTGCCGCCACAGACAATCTCAATTTAAATGCAACAAAGCAGTGCATAGAGATTATCTTGGAGAAGCTTGGTCTCTCATCTGACATAGGCTTATTTGAGAGCTCTCTTTGTGGAACCCAACTAGAATACCCACCTGACATTAGTTCAGAACTACGTCCACAACGTAATGGTCAGTTGATGGGTAACCCTATGTCTTTCCCGATTCTGTGTCTTGTTAACCTCATCTGCTATTGGATGACGCTGGAAGAATTCCTCCACCGAGAGGTCGATGTCGAGGATCTACCTGTTCTTGTGAACGGGGACGACATCCTTTTTCGCGCAGACTCTCGCTTTCTAGCGATGTGGCAAGACAAAATCCGCGAAGTGGGTTTCTCCTTGTCTATTGGTAAGTATTATGTGCATAAAAAGGTTTGCACACTTAATTCCCAAATGTTTCTTGAAACTGAAACAGGTTTCTGGGAATGTACTTATACCAATACCGGACTATTGCATAAGTCAGGCTTTGCTGGTGATAAGAGACCAGTAAAATATAAGCCTATTGATGCAATCTTTTCCGAGCACCTTAGAGGTTGCTGGAATAAAGATCGGGGTAAAGCCCGTCTTCTTTCTTGTTGGAAGGAAGAAGTCCGTTGTGCAACAAGAGGAG